TCATAAAGCTGGAATGTTAAAATGAGTGCTTCTAATAAAAATAGGATAGGAAAGATTTTTAGGACAAACTTAAATTCGTCTTTGGTAAGTTTTAAACAGAATACGTAGATTATGAGAGCGCCTAGAAAACTCGCATAGGAAACAAATGAAGCTACAGGCATCTGGCTCAAGAAACAGTTTATATATAACCAGATAGCGAGGAGTTTAATCCATATATTTATCTTTAAGTAGAGTGAGAAAAATGCCGCCACACCTATTACCAATACAATCCACGCCCATAAATCAGAGCGGAATTTTATTGTAAGTTCGCTTAATAGCGGCGGAATTACAAATAAACATACTAATCCCAAAGCTATCACGTATTTTTTCATAAATACTCCTGGGCGAAGAGTGAGAATTTAATCCCACTCTTCCCCATTTAATAGCTTCGGTTTATTCTAATGTTACCCCGTATGATCCTGAAATAACCCATCCAACGCTTGCAGAAATCCAGGTTAATTCTACCTGATCAAGAGCGGCATCGCAGTTTATCTTGGAATACCCTGACTTAGTAGTAGGGATAATCCATAAATGACCGCCATTATCTACATCAATAATTATTCTTATTTGTTCGCCCGCATAAGTGCCATCAGGGACCGTTACTGTATCAGTTGCGACACCAGCAGGGATATTTTTAGTTATTATCCCATAAGTAAGAGATACTGTAACATCGCCCGCTGTTTCATAGGTATAACTGGCGGTCTTTCCCTGTGCACTATACCCATCTGTAACATAGAGCGTAGTCGCATGGACTTCGTTTACTGCTTTAGCGGTTGTCCCTATACTATTCACCGCAGTTGTCCCTGGTATTAAATCACCGTCGGACGTAACTCTCCAACGATAATTTCCGCTAGAATCCTCTCCGCCTATCGTAGCTTCGTCTCCAAAATCAGCATACGCAAACGAACAGGATAGTAACAGAAATATCGCCATTAAAACTAATCTTCGTAGCATTTCTGTCCTCCTTCTGTTACTATTGTTTTATAGTAGCGATCCCATTAACTGGATCCCAACCATACAATATGCCCTGTTCCTGATATGCCATTACTTCCGCGTTTGTAGCTTTGACTTTTACTAAACCGGGAGCTTTTGGAGTTTCTACGGTCTCTTTTTTTTCTTCAGGAGTTTCGGGCGGTAGTTCTTTTTTCTTTGCCATATTTCCCTTTCTACACGCTGTTTCTAAAACCCGCTTTGGCCCTGAATTTTTCTTCCTCAGCGTGTCTTTGAGCTGATAATAAGCTATCCTCATCTGATTTTAATGTAGTCTTACAGATGTTGCAAACAAGTTTCCCTTGATACCATTCAAGGACTACTCCATTTCCCACTGTGTCTCTACTGGGAGCATTTCCTGAGCCAGGAATGGGGTAATCCCCACCCTGGCTTCCGCAAACCTCGCATACTCCAAAAATGACATTAGGAAACTTATTAAAGCTCATTATGCAGATGTTCCGCCTCTAACCCAAGCTCTCCAATTCTTTATAAGGACACCTATCCTTATATTGATACTGGCTTTATAACCCAGGTTCTTTTCATCCCTGAAGAACCTTATCTCTGACGCCTGCCTTTCGTGGAACTGGAACCCGTCATGCTGTTTTTTACCCACAAAGAACGCAGATTCTGCGGCCTCTAGATAATCCCAGTCTATTACAGATACAAGCTTGTAATAAACATTCTTATCGTTTAGCTCGCCGCCAGGTAAACCTAATGTAGTATCTACTATCCTTTCAGCCTTAAACCTATCTGCGCCTGGCCTTACAAGAATAGTATCGGCAGGATTTCTGACTACTTGATCTCTTTCATTCCTGTTGTTCGTAGAAGTCATGAGATTATAAAGCGTCTCAAAATTCGCTGGCGTTACTGTTAAAGACGCGACCGAGTTGTAGTATGTTCCGCCACCTTTTGACGAACGAGTATTGCCCGTGAGGTTAAACATAGGCTTATTGTCATAGGGCATGTCTCCATAAGTAGCGTCATTTCCTGTATGGCTTCCGTTAAATACCCAGTCTCCAGTGAGATTTCCACCTTCATTGAATACCCTGGCCGCCATCTCTTCTTTTGCTATCCTTACCTGAATACCCCACGTCTGAGCAAGGTCTTTTAAAAGATTGCCAAGTTTTGTGGTATCATCAATGGCTTCTTTTGTGAAGCTAAGGCCATCAGAGTATGTGTGGTATTTTACTAAGAATGTCCACCCTTGAACCGGAGTTCTAAAGTTGACATCCTGGCCTTCTGTGGTATGCCTTGTTAAAGCATCCGCGCCTAAAATCTGCGTTATTTTATCTCCCGCCCCAGATGTGTCATTTTTGACTTTGAATATCTGGTTATACCGAGTATCTTCTTCCTGATACCCTTCTCTTTCCGCCTTATACATATCTTTCAAGTATAGGGCTACTTGGTCCCCACGAAGTCCTGGCATGGTTTAAACTCCTTTCAATTTAAAAACTTCCGTTTATAACGCTGTTGGCGATAATTTAGCAGGGTTAAGCATTACATCTACCCAACCATCATTTGCTCCTGCTGCTGAAGCTGCCTGGCCTCCGACTATGACTATTGTTGACTCATCGCCATCGGTAAGGTTCGCATACTGAATACCTGATACAACCACTAGATCGCAAGACTTCCCTAATACTGCCGCAGAATAATTCACAGTATAGGTAGCACTCTCGTATCTTATAGGGATGCGAAACACTGCTGTCAAATCAATGATTAAGTTACGGGTATACTTACCTTCTGCTGTATTATCTGCAGCCGCGATTGGTTCTGATTCAAGAAAACCCCAAAGAACAGTATGCGTATCTCCTGCTATCTCGGCCCGACCTGAACCATCATTCTTGCAGAATCTTCCACTTCTTGCATTAATGACTTCTCCGTTTCCTATTGGAACAGGTATTGTTAACTTTCCGCCTCTTATCCAACCATATTTTAACTGCTGATTTGTGTTTGCCATCTGTGTTCCCTCCTATTTCTTTTTCTTGTCGCTATCTCTGTAATCAATATAGGCTAAGAACTTTTCCTTTTCTGTCATAGGAGAACCATCATACATATCAAGCGCTCTCTTTTTATCCTGGTCCGTAAGAGCTGCTATCTTAGTATCTGTAGTGTCTTTTTTGACAGGTGGTGTTCCACCTCCTACAGGAGGTTTTTGACCTATGATTTTTGCTTCTTCTCTACCTTTTTTTAAACCTTTGTCGTAAGCTTCTTTCACTTTTGCGTCAAAGGTTTTTCCCTTCGCGTAAAGAATATACTCATTTATGGTATAATCTTCCTGTAAAACCATTTCGTCAGGAGTCTTTTCAAGGATAGGCTGAATATCGGCTATAAAAGCTTTATCCTCTGGCGAAAGCGCCTCTAAGAGCTGGGTTCGCTTCTTACTGGCTGCTTCAGCAAGTTTAGATTGGTCAGCTTTAGCGTTCTCAATAAACTTGTCCCGAAGCTCTTTAGCTGCCAACTGAAGGACTTTCTCATCTTCCATGCCTTCGGTTATATCAGGATACTCGTCCCTGTAACCTTGAAGGACCTGCTCTTTAGGAATAGCTTTACCATTTGAAGTAATATGGCCGCCTTCTATTAGCTCAACCATCTTAGAAAGGGGTATCTGCTCTGCTTTTATAGGCTTAGGTTTTGAGATCTCCTTCAGCCTCTCCTGTAACTTAACATTCTCGCGCTGTTGCGCCAGAAACGCTTTAGAGAGCTTTTTAGGGCTATTCTCATACTTCTCGCCTACTTTCTGGATATGTTCCAGTTCTTTGCGCGCCTCTTCCTCTGAAACCTTGTTTTCTACGGCAAAGTCCTTTATTTCCTGTTCAAACACTTTCTTCGCCTCAGCTTCAGCCTTCTCACGGTTTGCCTTTTCCTCTTCGCTTTCCTTAACCTTGCCAAGCTCTTTTTCTTTAGCGACGATCTCTTCTTCGCTTGCGCCTTCCTCTAACCCGACTTCTTTAGCACGATTAGCTAATTCCTCTTTGGCCTTGGATTCTTGTTCTTCTTTTTCCTTAGCCTCGCGTTCAGCTTTAGCTTCAGGCGTCTCATCTTGCCGAGCATTTTCTTTAGTCTGCTCATTTCGCATATGCTCAGCGATTAAATCCGATTCTGCCACTGTCGGATTTTCCTTTTTCATCAACTCCTCAATATCAATCGTGTCCTGTTTTTCTCCAGCCATAACCTACTCCTTCCGTTTTGAGGGTATCGCTATTGTCACGGGCCTGGACATCCAGGGTAACGCTATCGTTACGGGCCTCTCATCTATACTTTGCTACTGTATATTCAAGCAAATTCCGTTCTACTACCCCCTGCGTAGTTATGTTCTCTTTTAGGTTTCCAGCCTGTCTTACGCATCGTTCCATATATATATGCGTTCTTACGCTTTCCTTTTAATCCTTTTTTATTAGCTTGCCTTCTTAAATCTTCTTCCATTGCTTTTGGCATATTGTCTCCAATAAAAAAGCCATTACCTGCTTGCGCGCAAGTAATGGCTTTTTATTTATTGGTTATCCTTTAACTGATCAGGCCAAAGGTTAGTTATGTAATTTTAAATTGACAGCCTCCTCATTTGCCTCTGGAACATCTGTCTTGTTCGCAAATACTAATCCAAATCTCGTTATATCGCAAAGCGTCTCGCACTTTGTGCATATCAACTGCATGGCTTCATCCTTGTCGTTAGGTATCTCCACTAAGCCAGGAGACTTAAAAAGCACCTTGTCGGAGGTTATGTCGTATTTGACTAAAAGCCTTTTGCAATTAGGGCAACGGAATTGAATTTCCATCATCCCCCCACTATCGGCACTTTCTCTCTTTTCGTCTTATTGATAGCTTCTTTCACTGCGAGCTGGCATAGAAAATCAAACTTCTCTATCACCGGCTCAGGCACATTATAGATTACAGACATTTCTTTATATGAATAACCCTTGTAAATCTTGTCTATCATAAATCTTCTCATTAACATAGCGACTTGCTTTGAGCTTAGACTATTGGCTACTCTTAACTGACTAGGTAACTGAACCATCACTCCTAGCGAGACATCTTCTAATAAGCTGATACAGTAAAGTAAATACTTCCTTCTATCATGTTCAAGCGCAATAGAAGGCTGAAAATCCTTTATCTGCTTATCTTCTTGGACAGTTTTTCGTAGGCCTTTGGCTATCTTTTCTTTAATCCAGTTACTAGCTTGTTCAATATTGAAATTCATTTAACCTTCCTTTTAACATCTTTCTGAACACTGTCTATCATTATCTTTAATACACCGAGTTTACTAATACACGCCCTTAAAAAATACCCGTCTTGGATAGGGTCAGGATTAGCATAGACTATCATAAAGTCTAATAACTGTTCTCTAAGCTTCTCATATTCAGTGCGGTATTTCTTGAACTTAATATCGCCTAAACAGTTACTGCCTATCTCAGCAATAGCCTGGATATTCTTTTCTATATTCTCTAATTCAGCTTTACGTTTAGCTAGCACTTCTGCTGTTGGAGTGCCAAAGTTATCTAATAAGCTCATGATACCCTTTCCTTTTTTTCTACAAGTGCCAAATTAGTAGGAATACAAACTTCGGTGGTCTCTCTTTCATCTTCATTTACAACTAAAAGATTACCACTTATTTTAACATAACCAACACAAAACTCTACCTTACTACAAGCATAAGTCCTTAATACTTCAGCACCATTAGTTACTTTTACTATATACATTTTGCTTTTCATGCTACTTGTCCTTTCTTAGCCGCTTCCGCGCGTTCTTCCTGCACTTCCTCGCTCGGAGGCGTTGCAAGTTCCTGCGTCATCTGTTGTATAAGAGGAAGTAACTCTTCCATCTTTAACTGCATCGGTTGGCCTGTAAGTTCAGCGTCTTTCTTCTTAGCTTCTATATACTGCGCCACAGCCTGTATCGCTATCTGTAACTTTGCCTGTTTAACCTGTTCTATCGGTGGTAACATCTGATTAGTAAGATGCTTCCATTTCGGAGACCAGCTCTTCATAAGGTTTTTAAGAAGCAAATGAACACTCTCCGGCTCCCCGGCTATTAAAGGCTCCTGCCTTATTACCTGATAGAACGCTAAATCTATCTGTTTCTCATTCTGTTTATCAAAATCAAACTGATATGCCCGGACTTCTATAATTGAATGAGCCGCTAATTCATTCCTTGAAATCTCAGCGAATGGCATTTGATTAGCGGCCTCAGCCCTACGTTGCCTGAATTTACGACCCTCTTTAGAAATCTGATAATATAACTGTAACAATATCTCGCCGGTAGTATTAAACGCTGGCCCTATTGCGAATATATAAGCCCTCATATTCTTATTACTTTCCTGTAAGAGCATAGCTGTCTTACGAGCCGGTGCATTGGGGTCTAAAGGATCAGCCCTGCCTGATATTGAACCACTTGATATACCAGTCTTATCAGATACACCTTGTTTAAGATACTGAAGTATCGCGAACATATCGCCTACGTTTGTAGGCTTCATATACTTTTGTAGGAAGTCTATCTCTCCAGGCTTAGCGTTAATCGGCAGGCCCTGGACAAATCTTTTCTCATTAAATTGTTTATCAACATCACTATCTTCAGGAGTGATAGGAGTCACAAGGTTTGAAATATACGCTCCTTCTAAAGCGCTATTTAAGAATATAGCCGCAGCATATTCATCATCAGACATATCCTCACCTAAAGAAGCCTGATATAGTCCTGAGCGCGTATGCTTGATATAATGCGGGACATAATAACAGTCTATTGAATAAAAAGGATAAAGTATGCCGCCTAAAACAATATCCTTTTCTTCCGCTATCCAACAAACAATTTTTGTAGTTTCCTCATCATCCTCTTTCATTTTAAAATAATACACATATTCCATTATGTCATAACTCTTATTCTGATAACCTTTCTCCCTGGTTTTCTTGTCCTTATCTTTACTGTCATAGGTAAGTTCGTCTATATTGGTAAACTTCTTGTCATACTCGGCCTGCTGGAGTTCCCACCAAGTCATTGAAATACGCTCTCCTGTAAGCCTGGTTGTCTTTAACCCTTCATATCCTTCAGTAGATAATCTCGCATAAAAGTTTTTATTATCTACATACCTGAATTTAGCATCATTATAGACAGTCTCTTTAAACTCGGCTATAATATTGATAGTCTTTTCCTCTTTTAGCTGCTTGACTAACCCTGGATAATCTTTCTCAGCTTCAGGCCAGTTCTTTAAAAACTCGTCTAAGCCTTTATTTTGTAAGATAGGCATATTGTCTTTATCCATACCCACTACTTCAACCTTGCCTACATATTCCTCTTCTCTGCGGCGCTTCTCACAGTGTATATAATGAAATATCTTTAAGAACCCTACGCCTTTGCGCACTGCTGAATGAGCAACCTTCTCCGCTTCAGGCCTATATGGAAGGTAGTCTAATCTGTCATCTAAGAAGTCTGATTGCTTTTCGCATACATCAGTGCCGCCGGCACTCTCAAAGCCCGGTCTGGGACTTATAGTGAATCGTGGCTCCATATCTAAAAACGCTTCCATTATATTATTGACTATCCTGTCCTCATGCTGCATTGTAATCCGGCAGGTGAGATTAAACTGCCTCATAGCATCTTCTGGGAGTTTGCCATTATACTGGTCATCTAAAGCGTCAAACTTTGCGTCTAACTGCTCGCCATTGCGCTCTTCTTTAATAGCTTCCATCTCTTCGCGGATTTCTTTCTTTAGCCTGGACTTCTGGTCATCAGTAAATTCTATTGTTTCTAGATATACTGGGACCTCTTCGTCTTTAAGCTTATCCTGAAGGATAGTCTTTTTAGTCTTTTCTAACGTATATTCTTCGCGCTTCTTAGCTTCTGGCATTATCCCACCTTAAACGGATTCTTCCGTTGTTTTTTAACTTCGTCTATCGTTGCTTGTTTGCTTGCCTTATTCGCTGATACTTTAGCCTTATATGGCTCTTCTTTAATCACTGCTCCAGCTATCGCGCAGGCCATAACACCATCATCTAAGAACTTACCATCAGCTTCTGGCTTGCCTGTTTTGGGGTTCTTGACGAAGGTCTTACACTGAGTTATGAGTATATCGTCTCTTAGCTCTACAGAGCCTCTGCGTATCTCCTCTTCCATTTGGTCTAACATATCAGGCCTGCTCTTATTGTCTGTAGTCCAGCCAGCCTTATTGATAGTAACGTGGCCTAGCTCATTGATACGCCTGGTCTGGTATAGATCACAATCCATTAGTTTTAGGTTCTGAACTACAGCATAGCCATGATTATTGTTTTCAGGTGCCAGCTTGGCTTTATTGTAAAACTTAGCTACTTTCCATAGCTTTAGGTCAAAGTCGTCTGTCGGAGAGAATAAGCCATTACATGCGGCCACTACATTACGTGTTATCTTATCCCGGACTACCATAAAGCTTTCATCGCCTTTTTCTAAGCCCTCAGATGTGTCGCCTGAGACTACATATTGATATTCGCTCTTTGGTAGTTCATATATCCTTAACCAGCCATCAGGCCTTTCCCTGACTTCAATGCGGCCATCTAGCTCAACAAGGCTGGCCTTTATATGATTTCCATAAGGGATAGGCCCTGCAGGATTCTTACGTTCTATATATGTCCAGACTCTTTGTTTATTAAGTTCTATAAGGCTAAAGAACGGATAGCCTGATTTCAGATAATCTATATCTATTTCCTGGGCCAAGTCTGCTTCACTTCTACGCTCTGCCTCGTTATCATACCAAGGTGAACGGACTCTTATGCCACTCTTCCATAACTGGAAGGCTCGTTTACTATCAGGAATAGGTATTTTAATGTCAGCGTTCAGATAATACGCACCTTTAGATTTCTCCGGATGTAGTGTCCAGTGAAGGCTTATCTTTTCTATCTTCTCAGCAGTGCCATTGGCTAGCATAGCGAACTTATTGCCTGAGCCTACTGGAGTAGATACTGGTAATCTGCACTTAGTAACGTCGGCAGTCGCAGTCCATGCCGCTTCTGCAACCTTTGTCTCCCATTTGGCAAATTCGTCTAAGAGTATTGCTTTACGCCTACCACCTGAACCAAAGAACTCATTTGCCGATTCGCCTACTATTGCATTGCCATTGTCCGGGTTTATAATCCTCATATAACCACAGTGCTCATTAAAATTAAACTTCTTGGGTAATAACCAGATAGGCTGATGTTTTAGGTTAAATCTTACCTTCTCTAAAAGCGTATCTATATCATTAAGCTTATCAACAAAATCCTCTTTACGGGATCCTACGCGGAAGTCTGAGCCTGTTTCAAATAGCCATTTATGAGTGAATACATAAAGAATCATCCACGATACACCCATATCCCTAGTTTTATCTGTCAATAGGTCGTGGCCTGTATCAATAGCTTCTTGGATTTTAAGAATATAATCTTCTTGGTATGAGTCATAACAGATAAAAGCTAGGGTATCAGTAGTTATGCGCGGATCTTTCGTCCAGCAGAATAGGTTAATCCAAAATATAATATCCTCTTTACATTTACGATAAAGAACAGCTTGATAATTTTTATCCTCCGCTTCTTCCATCATAGCGCAACGATACTGGCTATTTTCTAATAAACTGCGCGGATAGTCTAGCGTTAAGTTCGGCAAGCACTTCTCCAACTGGCCTCCCTGCTATTGTATTAGTTATGTTCGCAAAAACATATGTATTATTATGATCACCTGACTGCTCTCCTTTGTCAGCTATTAAACCTAAATGCTTCGCTAGTAATTCAATCACTTTAATCTTATCCCAAAACTTAATTTTCTTAGTATACCCAGTAAGCTGTCGGTTTTTACCTTTGCCAGAATATTCTTCATACACTTCAATACTAGCAATAGCCTTTCTTAATTCTTTTGGAATAACATGGATATCTTTAAACTTGCCATTGTCATCAAATATTTCGCTTACATCAAAAGTAAGCAAATGATATAATTCGCTGATTACTTTATCTGCTGTAACCTGAGTCCTGTTAGCACGTTCCTCTAAAAGTTCTTGTATATAGACCTGAATCTTAGGATAACTCAGGAGTTCAGAAGAAGTAGAATATGCAGAAATCTCAGAATAGCCAGCTCTTATAGCGGCTTTACTCCCATTAAGATCTATAATATACTCTTGGCTGAATCTAATATGCTTTTCGGTAAGTTTATCTGATTCTGTTTTAGGCACTAATGGCTTATTACGGGGCATTTTAACCTTAAATAATAAAAAACTCAACCGCTCAAAACATCTGAGCCGCGAGTCTCGTTTAAAACCTATTGCAACGCTTCTAACAAAGAAGTATATATTATATATTAAACTCTGTCAAGTAAATTTATATTATTTGCTTCCTCATCCATTTCTTTTATCAAAGAAAACTTGCTTATAACTTCCCAGAGTTTATCTTTATATGGCGTGATCTCCTCTTCCCTGGCCTTGCGGCAGACACTCTCAATATGCAGTAATTCATTTTCCGCCCTTTCTGCGTCTCTATATATTGCTTTTAATGCTTCTGGCCATTTGACATCTTTAATATCTCCTATACGCCTGTGCCGTAAACATTTCCTGATAAAGACATCATCTATAACTAATTGGACTTTTTTAACTGCTGGTAACTTAATCTTTTTGGTAAATATTCCCATGCTTAGTTCCTTTCGTTAATCTTCCATTATTAAACTCAGTATTAAAAATATTATTCCAGAAACGGTAAATACAAAAATATTCTGTGCTGGATCTGTCAATCCATACCACCAGTTATGAGTCATATCACAGAACCTCTGCCATAAGGTCAAATGCTGTATATCGGCTTTAATATAGTAAGTCCTGTGCCGAAAAATATCCCAGAATATAAATAAGACATTCCCTCCGAGTATTATCTTAATAAACAACCACTGTTTACGCTTCATTTAAATTTTAACTTCGCTAAGAATATCCCTATTATTGAACCTATTAAATTTAATAATATATCTATCCGGCTGAACTGATTATTTTTAATAGCAACCTGCAATAATTCGCTTATAACGCTAAACCATATCGCCCATATTTTAAATACAAAACCCATTATGATGAATGCTATAAAATGGGGGATATTCAGGTCTATGATACTGTAATTAGAACCCCTGAAAACTATGTAAGGGATGATTCCCTTACACTCAAAAGGATATAAAATCCTCGTCAATAGACTTCCTGCAAAAAAATAAAAAAACACTACAATTAAAAGTAAGCCTGCTTTAATTTTCATTTTTTTATCCTGTTTAATAGATTATAATTCCTTTTCGCCGGAATTAATATCTTCCTATCAAGTTCAAACCTATACCATTGCGAAAATGGATATTGCTCAGCCATATAATCACAAAAACCAGTCATATCGGATTTACCATATTCATTAAACATCCCGGATAAGTCAAATATTGAAAAACCCAATTTCTCAAATGCCTTGAGGATAGTTCCTGATTCTTTAAACGATCTTAATATAACGTTCCTTTCTTCCCTCATTATCCTTTTCTCTCGTATTTTTCTATTCAATAACTTGTTTATTTTTATATACATAATGCTTCGTTTTCTTTCCTTATCCCTTTGGAGTTCC